AAGCTCGGAGAGTTTTGCGAGAAGCACCTCAAGAAAGGACGTCAGGTGGTTGTCTCCGGATCCCTACACAACAACGACTGGGAAAAGGACGGACAGAAACACCGACAGACCGAGATCATTGCGAAAAACATCTACTTCGCAGACTCAAAACCGCAGGATGCAGCAGGCGGATCAGAACCGGCAGACGACGGCTTCATGAACGTCCCGGACGGCATCGACGAGGAGCTGCCGTTTAACTAAGACAAGGAGGTGGTCAAGATGCAGGACACCACAAAAAAGAGCTTCCTGCTTTATCTGGACTACGCCGAGCACCTCGATCAGCTGACTGACGCAGAGTGCGGACAACTACTCCGGGCTATCTTCGCACATGAGGATCCGGAGCGACCAGAGCCCACATACCTGAGAGGAGCAGCGGCGATGGCTTATTCTTTCATAAAGGCGCAGCTCGACAGAGACCGCGAGGAGTACGAGAAAAAGTGCAAAACCAACCGAAAGAACGGTCTCAAAGGTGGGCGACCACCTAAACCGAAAGAAAGCCAAGAAACCGAACGGTTTTTTGAAAAACCCAAAAAACCCGATACAGATACAGATAATGATACAGATACAGATAATGATACAGATACAGAGACAATAAAAACACTTTCACCACCTGCGGAGGTGGATGCACCGAAAAAAAACCTGCAGGTGGAACGCTTCGACGAGTTTTGGAAGATCTACCCTCGCAAGGTCGGCAAGGCAGCAGCTCTCAAGTCATGGAAAAAGATCAAGCCAACAGCTGAACTCTTTGAGAGGATCCTGACAGCTGTCGAAGCTGCAAAAATCTCCCAGCAGTGGCAAAAGGATGGCGGCCAGTTTATACCACACCCTGCCACCTGGCTGAACCAGGGACGCTGGGACGACGAGCTCACACCTGCCGGAACGGTTGCAACATCAAAACCGGCAGCGGGACGCAAGGTGGACACCATGGGAGTGCTTGAACGCATCTACAGAGAGGAGGATGCAGCTGATGACAGTGAAAGAAACGGCACAGGTCCTGGCGGCTATTTCCTCGGCCTATCCTAACCACGACCGCTTTGCATCAGAGCAGGCAGTCGAGGGGATGGCGAAGATCTGGGCGGCAACCTTTGCAGAGGATGACGCGAAGCTGGTGCAGCTGGCAGTCGCGAAGCACATCCAGACCAACAAATGGCCGCCAAGCATCGCGGAGATCCGCGAGATCATGTGGACCATACAATGCCCGGATATGATACAGCCCGACGAGGCGTGGATTGCAGTCACTGACCTGCTCTACACCTCCGGAGACTTCGGAGACGAAAGCGACAAGCTCCCGGATCTGATCAGAACGGCCGTCAAGGCGGTCGGATGGTCGAACCTGAGGGAACTGAGGCGCCAGGCCATCACCGGAGGAAAGCCTGGACTGGATCGCGTGGCATTTATGGATATATACAAACCGCTCTATGAAAGAGAGAGACAGAGGCAGCAGGTGGCACCGAACATCCGGAACGCCATCGACAGCATCACGGAAAACCTCTCGGGCGAATCGAGAAAGATGATCGAAAAAGCCAGGGCAGCGCGTGAAGAACGGGAAGAGGCGTTCCGGCGCCTTGAGCTCGGAGCACTAAGAGGTAACTATTTAACTGCGGAGGATCCGGAAGTCCAACGCATAGAAGAAAAGGAGGAGTCCACAGAATGAGACACCACAGAGACTCGGACTGGATGATCGACCTCAATGACTTCGCAGAGGGCGCTTTTCGTGAAAAAGTGAGCGAAGCACTCCTGCAGGTCGGCGAGAACATCCAGAACCCGAACACGGAGCCCACGACAAAGCGCAAAATCAACATTGTGCTAACCTTTGTACCAAGCAAGAACCGCCAGGTGGTAGACACACAAATCATGGTCACCACCAAGCTGGCAAGCACCGAAGCCATTGAGACACAGATGCTCATGGGGACAGATATGCGCACCGGTGAGGTTGTGATCAGCGAATATGACGGCAACATACCGGGACAAATGTCACTCAGACAGTTGGCCGAAACAGCTCCGGAAGTCATCGGCGAAGATAACGCCAGAACCATCAACGCCCAGGTGGTCGAAGAACCGGATCCGGCAACTCCGCCCATCGACCTGAGAAACAGAGGCAAAAGGCTCCGCGGAGCTGCTGCGCTCGCTCCCATCCCCGGCGTTGACGTAGATCCTGAGACTGGTGAGATCTTAGATCCGCCAAACTATGACGCACTTGCCAAGATGGCGGCGGAGGGATGATGCACTACGACGTCTTTTTACACCCGGATGGGCGGGCGGTCTGCCCGGAGTGTGGAGGAATGGCAAAAACGACCACGAACATGAAGCATCTGCGGTGCCATGATTGTGGCCGGATCTTCAAAGTAAGTAACACAAACCCGTATAACGAGAAAACGGTCGCAGTCGAGCGACCGGATGCAAAGGAGGACACAAAATGATCAAAGAAGCACTGGCCTACATCACAGAACTGGCCACAAAAGCGGAAAAGCCCGAGGTCGTAGAAATCAACGGCAAGACCTACTGCAACAAAAACCTGACCAGATACGATGAGGAGCCGATGGCCAAAAGCATCGAAGCAACAACCCTCACCGCGCTGGTGGATTATATCAAGCAAAAGAGGGACGAGCTCCGCGAGAGCATGATCATCCAGGTCGAGGACGAGACCACGGTGAGACTGTTCTCCGGACTCACAAAGGAGAGAAAACGCGAGACACTTTTCACGGTCAGAGCTCTCCTGCCCTCTTTTGATTTTGGTCACGAATATGACCAGGAGCGCTTCCTGATCTCTCTGCAGAGCTGCTTCAAGGAGTCGGATGACCGCACAGCCGTCGCAACCGTGGCGGCTAACATCACAGACCAGCAGAACGAGCAGTACAGTGACGACGGCGTCACCCAGCAGGTTGTGATCAAGAGTGGAGTCGCGCACAAGGACAACGCCATCGTGCCGAATCCGGTGAACCTGACGCCCTACCGCACTTTCCTGGAGGTGGACCAGCCTGCCAGCGATTTCATTTTCCGCATCAAAAAGAACGAGGGATGCCCTCCGACCTTTAAGCTCGTAGCAGCTGACGGCGGACTCTGGAAAGCTGAGGCGGTGGCTAATGTAAAGCACTACCTTGAGGAAGCTCTTGCAGACATCCCAAACCGCGAGCAGATCACCATCATCGCATAAGGAGGGAGCACATGGAAAAGGTCAAAATCATCACAGGAGCCATGGTAATCGAAGCCGAGGGAGACGGCGCAATGAGCCAGGCGATGGAATACTTGAAAGAAATCGGCAAGCTGTTCGTATATGCTGCGAAAATGCAGCAGGGTGAGTGCGGATGCTGCGAAAGCGCAGCACAGGTGCACAAGCCTCAGACTTTTGTTGAGGATCTTGCAGATGCAGCAGTCGGTGACTACATCACAATGAAGCTGACAGACGGACGGACCGCACGCTTTGACATCGTTGACCGCGGCGAGGACTGGATCCGCTTCGACTCTCACGACTGCCTCGGTAAGACCGTGTGGAATGAAAAAGGTGGCAACGCTGGCGGCATCTGGGCGTCTGATGCGCAGAAGTATCTCAATGAGAAGATGCTGCCGCTCCTGCCGGACTACATCCAGAAACTGATCATTGACACCGAAAGACGCTTCACAGAGGGCGGCGACGAGGATGCTGACGAGATGACTTTCAGATCAAAACTCTTCCTGCCGGACGCTTCCGAGCTCTTTGAGCCGGATGATGACTGGTACGCTCCGCTCTATGAGCAGCTCGATTTTTACAAAGACCGACGCAATCGTATGAAAGCCACCGAGCCGGGAGGCGAGGAAATGGCTTACTGGTGGACTGCTTCGGCGACCTCAGGCGGCTCGACGAACGTCGTGCGTGTGTACGCGTCCGGGAGCTCCTACTACTACCTCGCGTCCACTGCGTTCTGCGTGCCCGTCTGCTTCCGCATCTCTATCAAAGCGAAGCGCCAATAGTATCAAATGCGGGGACCTGAGCGTCCCCGTGTAAATGGAGCCCACAATCACAAAGGAGGACAAAGAAAATGGCAAGACCTAAGAAAAACACAGAAAACGCGGTACCCGTGGCGGAGGAAACTACCACACAGGAGTACCAGAGCAGCAAGATCGTTATGATCAACACTGACCAGCTGGAGCATCACCCTGAGAACCCGAGAAAAGACCTCGGAGATCTCACAGAGCTGGCGGAATCTATGAAAAAGAACGGCGTCATGCAGAACCTGACCGTCATCATCATGGTCGGCAAGGATAAAGACTACAACGCGGACGTCCCGGTGGAACCTTTTGAGGAAAACCCGAACGGTTCAAAGGGTGAGCACCGCTACTTTGTACTAATCGGCAATCGCCGACTCGAAGCGGCAAAGATGGCAGGCATCAAGCAGCTCCCTTGCAGGATCCTCACCCGGATCCCATTCAAGACACAGCTCGGCATCATGCTCGAGGAGAATATGCAGCGCAACGATCTCACAATCTGGGAACAGGCGCAGGGCTTCCAACTGATGCTCGACCTGGGTGAGACCATCGAAACCATTGAGAAAAAGACCGGCTTCGGCCACACAACCATCCAGCACCGTCTCAACATCGCAAAACTGGACGCCAAGGTCATCAGAGAAAAGGAAAAAGACGACAACTTCCAGCTTTCACTCAAAGACTACTACGAGCTGGAGAAGATCAAGAACGTGAACACCAGGAACAAGGTGCTCAAGGAAGCGACAAGCTCCCAGGATCTCGTCCGGAGAGCTTTGCAGGAAGTAAGAGCCGAAAAAAGAGCCGAGCACGCAAAGGTGTGGCTTGAAATGCTGGAAGCCAGAGGTATCACGGGGACGCGCGAAACGACTTCGGCACTAAGTTTGAAACATTAAAAGAAATCGACCTGGACGAAGAACCGGGCAAGCGCCTCCGGATCGAGGGCGTGGCAGACGGTGACGAGCTCTACTGGTGCGAAAGCTGGCGAGGTCTCAAGATCTGCCGGGCAAAGAAGAAAGCCAAGGACGTGGAGAAGCAGCTCTCGCCTTGGGAGAAAGAACAAAAAGAAAAAGAGAAAAAGCGCAAGCAGATCAAGAGCCTCACAAAGGCAGCAGGCACCGAGATCCTTGACTTTATCAAGAATATCATCGACGGCCGCGTGGATCCCATCAAGCCGGAGGAATCCGTCCCGGCAGTATGGTCCGCTCTCGTCACCTTTGACACCTACATCAGCCTGGGCGACGGCTTGAGCTATATCACCGGCAAAGACAAGTGGAACCTCAAAGCAGACGAGAAAAAAACAGCTGCAGACCTTTTCAAGGGCCTGCCTATCGACCAGCAGATGCTGATCATGTTCAAGAGTGAGCTCGGACGCATCGAGCTGGCAAACTATGACTGCACCGCCAAAGAGGAAAGCATTGAAAAGATGGCAGCCATGGTCGGAGCTCTTGAGCTTTACGGCTTCGGATGGTCAGACGACGAGCTCAGGCAGATCACAGACGGGACCCACGAACTCTACGAGAAAAGGGATCAGGAGGATCACCCTGAGGACGACACCGATGACGACGACACCGATGACGGTGACGATGAATAAAAAACCACGGACGAGCTGCGGCGTCATATTATTGACGCCCGGCAGCAGTCCAGGAGCCCGCATAAAAGAAAAACAAGGAGGAAACCTATGCAGAATACAATGAGCGACCTGAAAAACTACCTTTTCGAGCAAATTGAGAGGGTAAACGATGACGAGCTGGATGACGAGGGGCTGGAAAAGGCGATTAAGCGCAGCAAGGCAATTACCGAGAGTGCCAAGACCATCGTCGAGATCAACAAGACGCAGCTGGACTCGCTAAAGTATGCCACCGAGGTGCTCGGTCTTGAGGTCACACCGGAATCCGCAAAGCAGATGCTGATCGGGACAGATGTGGTAGTTGACAAGTCTGGAAAAGTGGTGAGGGGGTGACGGACGATGCCCCGTAAAATATACCCACCGGAGCTTGAGGAGTACGTCCGCGAACACTTCAAGGCTCTCACAATCAAACAGCTGGCGCCAAAGATCCGGGAAGATCTCGGCATAGACATCACACCGGCACAGCTGAAAGCCTACACTCACAACCACGGGATCCACTACGGCGGAGCCGGAAAGAAAAGAGACGCGCTAAGACTTACAACACCGGAGCAGGATGCTTTCATACTGGCCAACTACAAAGAAACCGGACACCAGGCGATGGCTGACCTCTTGAATGAGCACTTCGGCACCAGCTTCACAAAGGGACAGGTCAAAGCATACTACGCAAGAAACAAGCTCGACAGCGGTCGCACCGGTTATTTTGTCAAAGGGGAGCAGCCCTGGAACAAAGGACTCAAGCAGACCGACTTCATGAGCGCCGAGGCTATTGAGAGAACCAAGGCGACGCGCTTTCAAAAAGGTCAGGTACCACACAACGGAGGCACACCGATCGGAACTGTAAGACTCAGGCAGGCAACAAAGAACAAGCCACACTCTCACCCATATTACTGGGAAAAGGTTGCAGAGCCGAACCGCTGGAGGTTAAAGCATCATCTCGAATGGGAACGCCACAACGGACCGATCCCGGACGGCTGCATGGTGACCTTTGCAGACGGCAACACCCTCAACTATGACATCAGCAACCTGCTCCTGGAGACCAAAGCACAGCACGCGGTCAAGAATCGCTACCACCTACATGGCAGCGACATCGAGACCGGAGAAGTGGCCAACGCCATAGCCGACCTGATGATCGCAACAACGGCAGCAAGCCAAAGACGAAAGAAACAACGAAAAGGGAGGAAAAAGACAGAATGAAAAAACTGCTTTATGTCTGCTCACCTTGCAGAGGTAACGACGGAAACTACGAGCATAACATCACAATGGCTCAGGAATACTGCCAGCTGGTCATGCTGACACTGCCCGACTACATACCGATCGCTCCGCACGTGTACTTCACCCAGTTTTTGGATGATACAAATGAGGCACAGAGGACGCTCGGCATGGATGCAGGCATCGAACTCCTCAGCCGGTGCGACGGTATGCTCGTTTTTTATATGCAAAACCCGAGCGCCGGGATGCGCAGGGAGCTGAAATATGCCAAAGAGCACAACATCCCGATCATGGACGCCGCAGAGATTTTCCGAGGCTTTGACCTGCTGCCCTCTGACGTGGAAGCCGGTGCGCCTGCTGCCGTACCGGCATCAATGGACGGCACTGCTGCCGCTCCAAAGATCAAGGTGCCGGGCATCGGCATCGATATCACATCACCGACTGCTGCACCGTCGGCGAAAGACATCCAGGAGGACATCCTTGCCGCTTTCCAGAAGTCGGCGCCTGCTGCCTCCGGGTATTTAAGGAGCGCAACATGACGACCGGAAAGAACCAGGAGGGATACCCAGATCCAACAGCCACCGAGGCGGTGGAAAGTGTCGAGAGATACGAAAGAGCCATGAGGGGCAGGCGCTCGCGTGCAGCAGGTGAGCACTTTGAGAACCTGATCAGCTCAAGCCTCGCGTGGTACGAATCCATGGGCGTGGCATTTATTGAAAAGACGCCGGAACCGATGCGACCACTCCGGAAGCCAAACCGACAGGGCCAGTTTTTAGCCTGCTATACCAAGCAGGGACAGCCGGACTTCAAGGGCACCCTCACAGGCGGCCGCTCGGTCGTTTTTGAGGCAAAGCACACGGACAGCGACCGGATCACATACGACCGGCTCACCGAGGAGCAGGTGGAGGCACTGGCCAGACATCACAAGCTCGGAGCCGCCACCTTTGTGCTGGTGAGCTTCGGGCTCCAGGACTTCTACCGGATCCCCTGGGAGACGTTCCGAGACATGAAAGAGATCTACGGGCGCAAGTACATCCGCCAGGACGAGCTTGAGAGCTGCCGCGTGGATTTTATGAGCGGAGTGGTCAAGATGCTGGAGGGCATCGAGATCACCTACGGAGAGGAGGACGAGGATGCAGCAGGATCTAACGATTGACACCACCGGGCTGACATATGAGGACATCAAGCCGGGCGTCCGGCATTATGTCTCCCACGTAGTGAGCCAGGTCCAGAACCCGAACGGCTCATGGCGCAAGATCTACGCCGGAGAGGATCACTTCAAGACCAAGATCGGACTCCTGCCGCTCCATGAGTGGGCGCCCATCGCCAGGAAAGTAATCGAGGCAGCAGGCGACGGGATCCTGCTCGACGCGATCATCGAGCACGTCAAGGGCTACGGCTGGAACTTCAAGCCATACGGTGGCGTCGAAGTCTATGCCATGGAGTGCCTTATAAATGGAGCCTATAAAGCATGGGAGGAGCGCGGTGAGTTTACACCGCCAACATATACATCATTCAAGAAGATGCTCCGGACGGAGTAGGAAATGGAGGTGACAACATGAAAACATCGCCAGGACACTCACCATCACGGAGACCATCCGCATGAGCATTGAACCGAAAGAAACCGAACAAAACCCAAAGAAAGCGGCCGGTTATATCAGGAGGCAAACCATGGGGAAAAATGGTAGGAAAAAGCACCAAAATCAACAAGAAACGGGGGATATATTATGCCGAAAGAACCAAAGGAAACCAAAGCAGAACTAAAGCAAAAAGGGACTGCTGCCGGTGTGCCGGTTTATTGTGCGCATGACAAGATCGTGGACACGGTAAAGATGGTACCGAACCCGGCAAACCCAAACAAGCACCCGGACGACCAGATCAAGATGCTGGCCAAGATCATCAAGTCATCGGGCTGGCGTCAGCCGATCACGGTCTCCAACCGATCCGGCTACATCGTAAAGGGGCACGGCCGCCTCATGGCTGCACAGCTGGCAGGTCTCGACCAGGTGCCGGTTGACTATCAGGACTACGCATCAGAGGCAGAGGAATATGCCGACCTCATAGCGGACAACCGCATCGCCGAGCTGGCAGAGGTTGACAACAAGATGCTGGCCGACATCTTTGCAGAGATCGACACCGGAGAGATTGACCTGGACCAGACCGGCTACAAAGAGACAGAGATCGAGCAGATCATCAACCAGCTGGCGGAATCCGTACACGATGAGCTCGACAACGACAAGGGCGACGACTTCGATCCTGAGCCTGCTGCCGCTCCGGTCTCTATGGTGGGCGACGTGTGGATCCTCGGCCGCCATCGTGTTATGTGCGGCGACTCCACAAACGAGAAACAGGTCGCTGAGCTCCTGGACGGCGCACAGCCCGAGATCCTGCTCACTGATCCGCCGTACTGCTCCGGCGGCTTCCAGGAGGGGGGGGCGGTCATCAGGCTCGATCGGGACGAAACGATACGACAAGGACGGCAAGGAAATCGAGGTAAAGATAGCAAACGACACGCTGAGCACGAGGGGCTACCAGAGCCTGATCAAGAACGTGCTGGCGAACAGCCCAGCGACGGTGGCTTATATCTTTACAGACTGGAGAATGTGGGTATATCTCTACGACTTAGTGGAGAGCTCAGGACTGGGGGTGAAGTCAATGATCGTATGGGATAAGCAGACACCTGGCATGGGCTTCGGATGGAGAGCCCAGCACGAGCTTTGCATGTTCGGCATCAAGCGCAAAGCCAACTGGGACAACCACAAAGGATACGGCAACGTCATCCAGTGTACCCGCTCCGGCAATGAGCTCCACCCAACCCAGAAACCGCTGGAGCTCCTGGAGAAGATCCTCGACAACACTGCCTGGGCGCTGGGCGTCTATGATCCGTTCGGAGGCAGCGGGACCAGCCTTGCAGCAGCTGAGAAGCAGGGGCAGCAGGCGTACATCATGGAGCTGACACCAGGCTACACGGACACCATCGTCCGCCGCTACGTGCAGCTCACCGGTGACACCGACCTGCATCTGATCCGCAAAGGAAAGGAGCAAGCCCGTGAGGTATGGGCTCCTATTTTGGCAGCAGGGGCAGCAGGCGTGGAAACAAACAACGGGGAGGTGTAGCTGATGACCAAGAAAACGGACGCGATCAAGGAGCGCCTCCAGGCATACGCAGAGATGCGCAGAGACCACGAGATACAACTCGAGCGCCTGGAGAGGCTCAGGGCTTCCATGGAATGCAAGAGCCCGAGCTTCGAGCCAATACCTGGAGGCGGAGGCGGCGACAAAGACAAGATGACCAACTACGTGGCGGAGGTCATGGAGCTGGAGAAAGAGATTGGCGACGACCTGCACATCATGGAGAACGAGCGCAGAGCCCTCGACCATCTCATCCGGAAGATCCCGAAAGCCGACGAGCGTGCAGTTGTGCGCATGAAATACTTCGACGGCATGGGCTGGACTGACATCACTCGCGCCATCTTCCACCGTGAGCCCGACTACAAGACAGCGGCCAGGGCATACCAGCAACGCACGTACAAGCTCCACGGCTCTGCTCTCGTCTCACTTGCAAAGATTTATATATCCGAGACAGAAAAAACCGAAAAAACCAAACCCAAGAAAAGCCAATAAACCCAACGGTTTTAGTCGGTTAATGTGGGAGTTTTTGGAAGTAATCGGAAGAAATCGGTAGAAATCGGAAGCGCACGGAAGTAGAACGCGTGTTATTATCAGACTGAATAAGAACCGGGAAAACACACCGGACAAAGCAGCAGGCAACCCCGTCCTGCTGTTTTTGTTTGCGAAAGGAGGCACGCCATGGCTGAGGGTATGCAGATCTCAATCAAGAACTACGCCAAGCTATGCAGCGACCTCCGGGCGATGAACAAGGACGCGGAGAAAGCGATCAGCCGAACCGTGTCCGACTTCAAGAGCAGAGCTCCCGGATGGATCAGCCAGGCAGTCTCTGGCGAATACACAATCAAGAAGTCAGAGGTCAAGGGTGCCATGGTCGGAGCCAAGAAGATCGGCTCCATCAAAGTTAGCGGTATCATGGTTGACAGCATCGGTCTGGAATACGAAGGCCACCTCCTCACTCCGCTCCACTTCAAAATGAAACCAAAGAAGCCAAAGGCTGCCAGGGAAAAAGACAAGCGCCTGATCCCGGGCGAGAATGTCGAGGGCTTCGCCGGCAAAGTGGCTCCGGTCTATCCGATAAAGGCTTACCAGATAAACGTGGAGATCCACAAAGGTAAGGCCAAGAACTTGTCGAGCGGAGCGTTCCTGGGAACCAATAAAGGCGAGGGCTTCATTCCGTTCCAAAGGACTGGAGACAGCCGCACGCCGATCACCTCCATCAAGTCCACATCCGTGCCACAGATGATCACCAACGAAAATGTGGCCGAGGAGATACAGAGGCGGATCGAGGAGGGGATGATCGCCAGACTCAACCACAACGCAGAGCAGATGCTGAGCAA